AGTACAAAGGTAAGCAAGCCGTGATAAATGGCTAAAGCCCGTGCCTGTCCTAAGTGCGGGACTTGGTATAAACCAAAGTTCGGGGGCGACCTAGAGCAATGTTTTGGCTGCACCATCAAAGAGAAACTCGGAAAAGACAACACGCCCACTAAGCAATAAAAATGAACGCGGGGCGGTAAACTTAACGCAGACCGATGTGTTATTCTTCATCGGAACGCTATCTAGTCTAAAAATCTAGAAAGTACAGGAGGAGTGTAAATGGCTAAAGCCCGCAAGATGGTTGGACTCAATATTGAGGAAACTAGCGGAGTAGACCACCCTGCACATCTTCAAGAAGGATGGTTGGTTATCAAATCAGAGAATTCTGGTGTAGACGACCTTCTTTCAGACCTACAAGCAAACCAAGAACCAGATGCGAGTCTGTTAACGGAGGAAACTATGCCACAAGATGAGAAAGTAGAACTCGCGGTACATTCACCTGAAGACAAGAAGAAAATGTCTGAAGAAGACAAGACCAAAGGTATGGGAATGTCTTACGGTGATATGGAAGACAAAATCAAGCAACTGACCGATGAATTGGAAAAGACAAAGGCAGAACTTGAAAAGACCAAAGGCAAGATGAAAAAGAAAGATGATGATGAGATGGAAAAAGAAGACTCCGTTGATTCACTAATCAAGTCTGCTCCAGAACCACTACGCAAGATGCTTGCTAGTTTGGAACAAGAGAAGACAGAAGCCTTGGCTAAAGCCGCACAAACTGAAGAAGTCCTCAAGTCAGAAAGAACTACACGCGCAAATGCAGAAGCAATTGCTAAAGCAAAGGCGTGGAACTTCCTATCACTTGATGCAGAAAAGATTGGTCCTGCTCTACGCCAACTTGCAGAAGTTGACGCGGACTTGGCTAAATCTGTAGAAGATGCACTTACATCTGTGAACGCACAAGCAGAGTCAGCCAACATCTTTGCAGAAATCGGAAAGTCTGCTAACCCAACATCGGGTAGCGCTTACGAGCAGTTGACCTCAATGGCAAAGTCTGCTACTGAAGGCAAGAGTGGTCTTACATTTGAACAAGCATTTTCAGATGCAGTAACTTCAAATCCAGACCTCTATATGCAGTACTTGAACGAGAAGGGTGCTAAATAAATGGCATACGAAATTAGTAATTATTCCGTAAAGGTAACACTCGTTGCGGGTGCTGACCTTTCAACAAAGCAGTACACATTCGTCAAGTTGGATTCATCAGGTCAAGCAGTTGCAGCAGCAGCCGCTACTGATATTCCAGTTGGCGTACTACAGAACGCTCCAACTTCAGGACAGGAAGCAGAAGTGCTTGTTGTCGGAGGTACAAAGATTGTCGCTGGTGCAGCAATCGCAGAAGGCGCGCAAATTGGTACATCTTCAGCAGGTAAGGCAGTTGCTCTTGTCGCTGGAACTGATACAACGAAGTATGTTGTTGGAACACTAATTACCGAATCTGCGGCTGATGCAAATGTTGTCACCGCCGTAATCAACTGTGCGAATCCGCACCGCGCGGCTTAAGGAGGGTAACTAAAAATGCCACAGCCAAATCTAAACTCAGTCCACGTAGATGCGATTCTGACTAATATCTCAGTTGCGTACCTACAAAATCAGGACAACTTCATTGCAGACAAAGTATTCCCAGTAATTCCTGTGGATAAGAAGTCTGATAAATTCTTTACCTACACCAAGAACGATTGGTTCCGTGACGAGGCTCAACGCCGCGCAGGTGGAACTGAATCTGCTGGTGGCGGTTATGGTCTTTCAACAGACAACTACAGCGCAGATGTATTTGCGTTCCATAAGGACTTGGATGACCAGACACTTGCTAACGCAGATGCACCTCTAAATCCTCTCCGTGAGGCAACAGAGTTTGTAACTCGTCGTCTACTACTTCGTAAAGAAGTACAATGGAACACAGACTTCTTCGCAGGCGGAATCTGGGCTAACGACTACGACGGTGTAGCAGGCGCTCCTTCTTCAAACGAAGTAAAGCAGTGGTCAGACTATGCTGCTTCAGACCCAATTGACGACATTGAAGATGCCAAAGCAGGTATTCTTTCAACAACTGGTATGGAGCCAAACACTTTAGTATTGGGATACGATGTATTCCGCGCACTAAAGAACCACCCAGATATCGTTGACCGTATCAAGTACACATCTGCACAGACTGTAACTGCTGATATGTTGGCAGCGATGTTTGATATCCCTCGCGTTATCGTTTCAAAGGGTGTTAAGGCAACAAACAACGAAGGTGCTACTGGTGCGTATTCATTCACATCAGGAAAGAAAGCCCTTCTTGCCTACGTTGCTCCAACTCCAGGATTATTGACTCCTTCTGCTGGCTACTCCTTCTCTTGGACAGGCGTATCAGGCGGTATCGGTTCAACAATCGGAGTAACTTCATTCCGTATGGAATCTCTAAAGGCTGAACGAGTAGAAGCAGAAATGGCATTTGATAACAAAGTCATCGCTTCTGACCTCGGTTGGTTCTGGGATTCAGTCGTCGCTTAATTTAGTTGAGCAGGGAGAGGAACTAAAAAGCCTCTCCCTCTCATAAAAAGGAGAAATATGTTCAATCAAATTACACGCGGCAATGCAGTTGTAGGTGCTCTTACTGTAAAGAGTCAACTAAAGCAACTTAAGTCAGTAACGAACATCGCTGATGGTACATCTATGGTGCATACAACAGCAGGTATTCTCGGTGGAATCACTACTGCGACTCTTACAACAGCAAGAACTATCACTACACCAACTGCTGCGGCTCTAATTGCAGAACTCGGTGCAGTTGTAGGAACTTCTGTTCAGTTCAGTTACATCAACTTAGCAGCATACGTTGCTACTTTGGCGGGCGGAACTGGCGTAACAATCGTAGGACTTGCAACAACTGCTGCGACTGCTGGACTAGCATCTCGTTGGGAAGTAGTTGTAACTGCTCCAACAACAGTATCTGTATACCGCATCGCCTAAAGATTCACGCAATTATTTAGAAAGGGTGGCGCTTCAGTAATGGAGTGCCACTCTTTTCCAAAGGAGTTCAAATGGCAATAAACCACGCAATAGTTAGCGTTGGCGCTACCGCAACACTTCTAACTGTCGCTGCCTCTGGTGGAGGCAAAGATGGTTCAACAATTTTGATTCAAAATCCAACAGGTGGTCAGGCTGTCTTTTTAGGCGGCGCAGGAGTTACTTCTTCTTCCTATGGGTACAGACTTGCTAGCGGTTCTGATATGTCTATGGAACTCAACCAAGACGAAGAAGTTTATGGCGTAGTCGCCTCATCAACACAGTCAGTAGCAGTTCTCCGACAAGGCGTTTAGTTAGGGGCTTAGATAATGGCTCTTACAGTTGATTTAGAAACAGTTACCCTTACGGGAACTTATGTAGACATTATCGGCAACCCCGTGGCTGGCTCTGTAACATTTACGCCACAAACAATTATCAAAGATACTGACCAAAATCAAATTATTATCAACAATGTAATCACCGAAGTCTTAGATGCAAATGGTTCATTTAGCGTCGTTCTTCCAGTTAGCGATGACTCCGATGTAGTTCCTCAACCTTTTGCATATTTGGTAGAAGAAGTATTTTCAGGTGGTCGCTCATTTGTAATCCAACTTCCTGGAGGTGGAGCAGCAGTTGATATTGCCGACCTATCCCCTGCGGTCAGTGCTGCTGTTGCGGAAGGTTATGTAACAAGTGCGCAATACAACGTTATTAACAATCGTCTAACCACAGCCAATTCCGCCTACACTCAAGTAGCCACTATCCAAGACAATATTGAGGCTGCGGCGGCTTCTGCTGCGGCTGCGGCTGCTACGGCGGCTTCCGCGCAAAGAACTGGCATAAGTCAGTTACTTTTGATGGGAGTATAAGGTGGCAGAACCCTACGTTCCTATCGCTCGTCTCACTACCGCAAATACCCTTCTTACCGCCCTAGAGGTGGCAATAGCGACAGTTGATGACGATAGCGATGCAATCTTGGCTGATGCTACATCTGCGGCTGCTAATGCGGCTACGGCGGCGGCTACTGAAAAGCAGTTTAGTTTTAGTCTGATGCTGGGCGGTGCATAATGGCTATTGCCGCTACCGTAACCACCGTATCCCTTGCGGGTACTTTCAAGAATTACTTGGGAGATGCCATAGCAGGGCAAGTCCAGTTTACCCTTTCAGATATGTTGCGTAACTCCCTATCTGACCAGATGGTTGTGCCTTCAACAGTAGCGGTTACCTTAGATGCAGATGGAGCATTTACTACTACTTTGCCCTCAACCAATGACCCAGATATTATCCCTGAATTTGAGTACACAGTAGAAGAAGCCTTCCCCGATGGTCGGACTTACACGATAACTCTACCTGCGGCTACCGTAGGAACGCTCAACCTTGCAGATATTTCTCCAGTTCCAACCATTGATACCAACTATGTAGGCTTGGTTACTGAAGTTCCTTTTGCTACCTTTGAAACAGCCCTTGCGTTATTAGATACCAAAGTAACACAGGCTACAAATGAAATCCCTCTTTCTGGCGAGTACTGGTATATCCCTGCTGCTTATGCCACTTATACTGAAGTCAATGCCGCATTTGCGACATACACATTATTGAACGCTGGTACTTACCCAGTATCAGGTTCAGATTTGACGGACGAGGTAGCCACAGCCGATGCTTCGGCGAGTAGTGCAGCCTCATCTGCTAGTTCAGTTGCTACAATAGCGACTGGGCGTTTTCACCCGCTTTTGTTAATAGGAGGATAAATGGCAACAGCATATAAGGTGCTTGCGCAACAAGCCACAACCACATCTCTTGCAAGTATGTACACCGTACCCGCTGCAACAGAGACCATTATTTCAAGTATCGTGGTAGCCAATACAAGCGCGAGCGATAGAACTTACAGAATTACTGTCCAACCTAATAACGCGACTTTGGCGCAAAAGCACTATATCGCCTACGATGTTGTAAGCAAGGCAAATACAACTACTGCCTATACTTTGGGAATTACGCTAGACGCTACCGACCAAATTTACATTTTAGGCTCAACTACTGACCTTTCTATTTCCCTATTTGGAAGCGAGATTTCATAATATGGCAATTACAACCAACGGCGCGCAAGGAACTGTCCTTGCAGTATCTGCTGACTTAGCAGCCGCAGTCTCTGATGAATCGGGAACTGGCGTAGTTGTATTTAACAACAGCCCTACTTTTGTAACCCCCGCTCTTGGAACTCCAGCATCAGGAACACTCACCAATACAACAGGCTTGCCTATTGCAACAGGTGTTTCAGGCTTGGGAACTGGCGTAGCGACATTCCTTGCTACACCTTCCAGCGCTAACTTAATCAGCGCGGTAACGGATGAAACAGGAACAGGCGCTCTAGCATTTGCAACAAGCCCAGTTCTTACAACTCCAATCTTGAAGTCTCCTGAAGAAAGATTAACCGTAGCGGCAACAGCGGCAACAGGAACAGTAAACTACGATGCTCTTACTCAA